AGACGAAATTCTAGTGATGGTGTTCTTGTAAACTTTATGCAAGATAGTGGAACAGAGGGGAGCATTTCAATAAGTGGTAGTACATGTTCTTACAATACTTTTAGTGGCTCACACTGGTCAAGATTAATAGATAATTCAAAACCTACCATTCTTAAAGGTACAGTAATTGAAACCATTGATGAGATGTGTGATTGGTATAGAGTAAAATTTACCATAGCTGAAACGGAAGATGTACTAGAACGTATAGAAGAAGTTTCGGTAGCATTACCTAGTGGTAAATCAGTTGGTGATACAATGTCATATACACATGAAGGCATAACATATGACAATGCAGTCATTGTAAAAGAAGAAGATGAAAAACATCCTAAATGTAAAATATCAGATACAGCAGATAGCAAAAGAGTATATGGTGTTCACATGGCATGGGATAATGATGACGATACAGTAAATGATATGTATGTAACTGCTGTTGGTACTTATGTAGTAAGAATAAACAAAGATGTAACAGTTTCAGCAGGTGATCTGCTTTCATCTAATGGTGATGGCACAGCTAAAGTTCAAGATGATGACATTATAAGAAGCAAGACATTAGGTAAAGTATTAACAAACATTAAACAAGAAACATATAGTGATGGAAGCTATACTGTTCCTTGTGCATTATATTGTGGGTAATTAAATGCTAGGTCACTCATCCATTGCCGAAGCTGCTTTTGCCGATAGTTTAGGAGGCATATTACAAGCTGGTGTAGCCGAGATGAGTGGTATTGCCTCTAAGACTTCTGTAGGTGTTGGAATACTAACAGGTGGCGAGATTAACATTGATGGTAATTTTACACAAACATCTACTGGTACATTCATAAGTGCAGGTGCATCTACCGATGTAAGTATGAATTTTATACAGACTACAGCAGCAAATAGATTAGATGTTTCTGAAATAGATTTAACAACAGAGTTTACTCAAACGTCAAATGGTATTATGATACTAACAACTAGTGCGAGTAAAAGTTTTATTTTTACAAAGACAACTGTAGGTGATATTAAATTTATAGAAGTAAATGCAGGTGCAACAACAGAAACATTTACAACCATTACTCCAAGTGGTACAGAAACTTGGACAACAGTAACTCCGTCGGGTACAGAAACCTGGACAGAAATACAGTGAGGTAAACATGGCAAGTACATATACAGGAAACACAGGGTTAGAAAAAATAGGTTCAGGAGAACAAGCTGGAACATGGGGAACAACAACTAATACAAATTTTGATATTATAGATGATGCGTTAAATGGTGTTCTTGAAATAACCGTTTCTGGTAATACTACTCTAACCACAAGTGATGGAGTATTATCAAATGGACACCATAAAGTTATATTATTAATAGATAATGTATCGGGGGCTTTTAACCTTACTATAGCCCCTAATGATGTTCAAAAACTTTATTTTATTAAAAACTCTACTGATCAAATAGCTACTATATTACAAGGTGGGGGTTCAGGAACTACTGTTACTTTAGCTGCTGGAACATCTGGAATTATTTATGCTGATGGTACTGGATCAAATGCGAATGTCGGTACAATATCTACTGATTTATTAGGTGACACTTCTCCACAATTAGGGGGTAATTTAGATACTAATGGGAAGAATATAAACTTTGGTGATGCAGGAACAGCAGGAACAGATGATACGCTTCAGTTCGGAGCATCACAAGATTTAAAAATATTTCACGATGGAAGTAATAGTGTAATAAGAGATAGTGGTACTGGAAACTTACAACTTTCTGGTAGTCAAGTTGATATAAAAGGTGGAGCCGATGAAGGCGAAACTATGGCAACTTTTGTTGACAATGGTGCTGTATCCCTTTATCACGACAATAGTGTTAAGATAGCCACTTCAGCTACTGGTGTAACAGTTACGGGAAATATAGCCAATGCTTCTGGAGACATGACACTAGATGTTGCAGGTGATCTTACATTAGACGCAGACGGTGGCGATATAATATTAAAAGATGGTGGCACTACTATTGGCAAACTAATCCTTAATTCTAATGGTGGTGATTTTATTATGTCAAGTCGTGTATCAGACAAAGACATAGTTTTTAGTGGTAATGATGGTGGGTCTATCATTACAGTTCTTACACTTGATATGTCTGCGGCTGGAGCGGCGACTTTTAATAATGATGTAACTGCCTTTTCTGATAAAAGACTTAAAACAGACATAGAACCTATAGCAAATGGTTTAGATAAAGTTATGCGTATGCAAGGGGTTTACTATAAAAGAAATGATGTAGAAGATGCAAGGCAACAAGTAGGTGTATTAGCACAAGATATGGAAACTATAGTACCAGAGGTTGTATTGACGGCTGATGATGAAATGCAAACTAAATCTGTTGATTACGGCAAACTATGTGCTGTACTTATAGAAAGTATAAAAGAATTAAAAGCAGAAATCGATGAATTAAAGAAGAAATAATTATGGCGTTAGCGGGATCAGGAGCAATAAGTTTTGCCAATATAAGGGATGAGTTTAGTCCTGGAAGTAATACTTCTGTTTCTCTCGGTGATTATTATCGTCAAGGCAGTAAGATAAAAGCCAAAGCTGGAGATAACAATGCAACTCATTTAGCTTCGGCTGTGCCTACAAGTGGTGCATTAGCACTTAGTGATTATTATGGAACAGGGTTAGGTTTCCAATTTACAATAAGTTCTGATGCTACAGACCAAAATTTATCAGCTATTTTTGGTGATGATTACGATCTCGATTATCTCAAACTTGTTGTTATTAACTCTGGTGTAACTGTTGGTGGTACAAGTACAAGCACTCCAGCTATCAATGTTCCCTCTGGTGGAGCAGGTACAATTACTATAACGAACAATGGGAATATATATGGTAAGGGTGGAGCAGCAGGTAGTGTGGGGGGTGATGCTATTGTAGCAGCGAGTGCCTGTAATGTAGTTAATAATGGCAACATTAAATCTGGTGGAGGTGGTGGAGGAAATGGTGGTGCAGGTGGTAATGGTGTTACTCCTGTACAGGCTTCTTTAAATAATTTCACAGATGAAGGTGGAACACCTTATGGTAGTGGTAATACACCTAATAATGATGCTCCTTCTTGGTTTAATGCAGGGTCAAAACCTGGATATGGTGGCAGTAATAATTTAAATGGTGCAGGTGTTGTTGCCGACAGAAAATGGGGTGGTATTGATGGAAATGCTCCTCAATCTGGAGCAGTCAATGTAAGTTGGGGTTTGTTTACAACATCAAGTTCTTTTAGAGGATCTCTTGCAAACAGAGGTCCTTTCTACTGTTCGTTCCAATTAGGCACACAAGGCACATATACTTTAGCTAGTGCAACAATAACCTCTACTTATGGTTCTGGGTATGGAAGTCCACAAATAAATATAAGTACAAGTAATACTTCTGCCAGTCAAGGTCAAGGTGGAGGAACTTACACAGGTGGTCAAACTATGAATCTTTCTGCAGATACTACTTATTATTTAGTTGGTTATTTAAGTAATATAGGTGGTGGAACAAATTTATATTATAATAATTTTGATTTTAATTTTAATCTTACTGTTAACACTATTACTTCAGGTGGTGCTGCTGGAGCAGGTGGAGTAGGAGGAAGTTATAATGCTTCGGCTGGATCTGGAGGAGCAGGTGGTTCCGCTGGAGGAACAAATGCTGGAGCAGGTGGTGCAGGTGGTAATGGTGGAGCATTAGGGGCTGCTGGATCTAATGGAACTGCTGGTGGTAATGGGGGTGGCTCGGAGATTACTTATCCTTCTTCCGCTCCAACAAATGGTGGTTCTGCGGGAACAGGTGGAGCAGCAGGGAAGTATATTAATGGTCAAAGTAATGTTACACTAACAAATAATGGAACAGTAGCAGGAAATATATCATAATGCCTTTAACAAAGTTACAATTTAAACCTGGAATCGTATCTGATATTACTTCTTATAGTAATGAAGGAGGATTTATAGATGGAGATAAAGTAAGGTTTCGTTTAGGTTACCCAGAAAAAATAGGAGGGTGGGCTAAATACACTACTTCAACTTATGAGGGAACAGCAAGAAGATTACATAATTGGGTTGCTCTTGATGGTTCTGACTTTTTAGGTGTTGGAACAAACCTTAAATATTATATTGAAGAGGGTCAGACTTTTAATGATATAACCCCTATACGAAACACAACAAGTGCAGGAGATGTTACTTTTTCTGCCTCAAGTGGTTCAGCGACTATAACTGTTACGGATCCTGCTCATGGTGCAAATGAAAATGATTTTGTAACTTTTTCTGGAGCAGCTAGTCTTGGTGGTAATATCACAGCAACTATATTAAATATAGAATATCAAATCGTAGCGATTATAAGTTCTAACTCATATACAGTTACAGCTAGTGTCGCAGCAAATGGATCAGATACTGGTAATGGTGGTTCTAGTGTTATTGGGGCATATCAATTAAACACTGGTCTTGATGTTACAGTTGGTGGAACTGGTTGGGGTGCGGGACAATGGAGTGGCACAACATCTAGTGCTTTATCAACACAACTTAATGAAGCATTGGATGCTAGTGAAACTGCTATTGATGTGGATGATGAAACAGATATGAATACAGCAAACGATGTCATACTTGTAGACAACGAACTTATGCTTGTATCGGCAACGACTGATGATAATACAATGACTGTAACTCGTGGACATAGTGGCACGACAGCAGCAACTCATGCAGATAATACCTTAGTACGATTAGCTGTAGGAAATACCTTACCTACTTCCGATTTTGTTGGTTGGGGTAGTGCAGCATCAATTACTGTTCCTGGAGCACAAATAAGGTTATGGTCACATGATAATTTTGGTGAAGACCTTATAATAAACCCAAGAGATGGAGCTATTTATTATTGGGATAGGACAAATGGCTTTGGAACACGAGCTGCTCTATTAAACACACGGACTGGAACTAAAACGAGTGTTCCACAAGTTGCTAAACAAGTACTTGTATCTGACCAAGATAGACATGTGGTTGCTTTTGGGTGTGATGGTTTTGGTGGTAACAGTACAGCCGAAGATGGTGATGGTATTCAAGATCCTTTGTTAATACGTTTCTCATCACAAGAAAACCCTATTGATTGGTTTCCAACAGCTACAAATACAGCAGGTGATTTAAGACTTGGTGGTGGATCAACTTTTGTACAAGCTGTGGAAACAAAACAACAAATACTTATTTTTACAAATAAATCATTACATAGTATGAAGTTTATAGGTCCTCCGTTTACTTTTGGGTTACAAGAATTATCTAAAAACATAACAATAATGAGTCCTTCTTCTGCTATTGCTATTGAAGATAGTGTTTTTTGGATGGGTGTAGATACATTTTATGTATATGGGAGTGGACAAACTATACAATTACCTTGTACTGTGAAAGATAAAGTGTTTTTAGATTTTAATTTTGAAGAACGAGATAAAGTTCATGTAGGTGTTAATTCTGAATTCAGTGAGTTATTATGGTTTTATCCAACAAAAGCAAGTACAGAAGTTGATGCTTATGTTGCTTACAATTATAGTGAAAAGATTTGGTACTATGGAACAATGGCTCGTCAAGCATGGATGGATAGAGGTATTAGAACATTACCAATAGCTACAGGCGGTCAATATTTATATAACCATGAAGTAGGGTACGATGATGATGGTTCAGCTATGACTTCTTTTATTGAATCTGCTCCTGTTGATGTAGGCGATGGCGATAAGTTTGTGTTTTTAAAAAGAGTAATCCCTGATATAACTTTTGATGGTTCTACTGCAACAAACCCTGATGTAGCTTTTACTATGAAAACTAAAAATTTTCCAGGATCTAATTTTAGTGAGACTACACAAAACACAACACAGAGATCTGCTACAAGCCCAGTAGAACAATTTACTGAAAAGTTAGATTATCGTTTACGAGGTAGATCTTTTAGTTTAAGAATAGATTCAACTTCTTTAGGTACAAAGTATAAATTAGGCTCACCTAGAGTTGATGTTAGAGCAGATGGTAGGCGATAATGTTAGTAACTAGTATCCCACAATATATACAAGGTTTAACAAATGCTAAAGTAGATTTAACTACTACGAATCTTACAACTCTGTATACAGCACCGAGTGGAGCAGATTTTAATGCTTCTGTTGTAAACTCTATATTAGTATCTGAAGATAGTGGTAATGCTGATACTTTAACTGTCTCCTTAGTTGATACAAGTAATGCTGTGTTTAGTTTGTTTAAAGTCAAAGCGGTAGGGGCTAATACAACAATAGAATTGTTAACAAAAGATTTAATCTTACAAAGTGGTGAAATATTAAAAGTTCAAGCTGCGACTGCGAATAGATTACATGTTGTAGCTAATATCCAAGAATTATCTAAAACAAGAGTAACAACAAGTGCAATATCACAGATATAGGATTGTATAATTATTATGAAACTGTTAAGGTACTAATATGACAGCAGGAATAGCAACATTACCTTTTGAGGTACAATCGCAACCTCTTGTTCCAACAGGAGGTGTTTACGATTTTAAAAAAGCAGCCGATATGTTGGCTGACTTTGGTCGTGAGGGCGATACATATATAGTTCATGCTGCTGAGGGTGAAACAGTAATACCTATGGAAGTATTGCAAGCTAACCCTCGCGTGAAGACTATGTTATTTAAACAAATGGAAGATATGGGTTTAGAACCAGAGCGTTATGTTGTTGGTAATGAATTAAATTCTATAAATCCTATTACAGGTAAACCTGAGTTTTTTCTTAAAAAATTATTTAAGAGTTTAAAAAAGGTTGTTAAGAAAGTTGCTCCAATAGTACTTCCTATCGTTGCTCCTTACTTACTACCTACAATGCCTTTATTTTTGAGTGCTGGTATTGGTAGTTTTGCAGGAGGATTAGCTGCAGGACAAGATCCGATGGATGCTTTAAAGGGTGCTGTAATAGCAGGGGGATTAGCTGGGATAGGTTCAGCGGCTTTTGGTAAAGGGTTTGGTGCGACAGGTGCTGAATCTGGTTTAACAACAGATTATAATATATTAGGTGGTTCTACAGGAACAGGATCACCTACATTAGCTTCTAGTAATGCAAGTAATCCTTTTTTAACAGAA